CTTTCATCCACAGACCAAACCTCACATCATCGAAGAACAGACCACTCTGGTTAACACCATTGTCGTAAACAGCTACTCCATTTACTAAAGGATAGATGTTAGAGTTTTTACCTTGAATACGGTTTTGCTCAGTAGAACTAAACTCTGTAACGCTGACACCAGGCATACTCTTGAACGCTAGGATACTTTCACCAGGGTTGATTGATGCAATAGCCCCGATAACTCCACCTTCAGCTTGTTCCTCAAGTCGCTCATCAGGAACTGTCAATGTGTGTGTGTTGTCTAGTTGTGCATTCATCAACTGACTAGCAATATCATCATCTGCAGTAGAGGCTACAGTAGATGCAGGGATAGTGGTGATGTACATTTTATCATTTGCTTGAGCATAACGACCAAGAGCAAGCTGTGTAGTTGGAGTTTTATCTTCAGCTGACAAGAAGAACCAAGAGTCATCTTCACCAGCTGCCTCTGCAAGAGCTTCCTCTGTAGTTTCAGCTCCTATGACAGTGTTCATCAGGTTATCTGTGAGAGAGGATAGAGACACATCCTGATTCAGGTTTGGTGTAATACTTAGAACATTTCCATCTACACCAGCTACAAGCGCTGTATTAAACACACCTGAGTTATTGATCTGATCAGACAGTCCTTGCAAGATCTCTGTGACAGTTGGTGTGGTATCTGATGTATACTCAATAGTCTGAGATACAGATGCTGAGGTTGCTTCTAAGTCGAAAGCGTATCGTACACCACCCCCTCCTGTTGTAGGGTCTACCACAAACTTATCAAAAGAGCTTGAAAGGTTTGAAGAAACGTTAGTGATGTTTACCGTAGTACCTCCTGTCGGGTCAATAAGTAATTGCCCTCCTGAAACACTGGCTGTAACAACTCCCAATAAGGCAGCAGTTCCTGTAATATCTGCTGCAAGGGCATCAAGGATTTCTGATTCAGGGGTGAAATTTGTGCCTGTTGCAGAGATAGTTGAAGTAATCCCTTCAGAACTTATGTCAAAGGAGAAGGTTGATGGACTGTCAACCAAGTTCAACAAGTAATATCCGTTATAACCTTGCGCTCCTAGATCTACAGAAGAAACAGAAACTTGGGTAGTTCCATCAATAGGTTTTATCAACAACCTTAGAGCTGTAGCTCCAGTGGCTGTTGACCTCTCTCCTACCAATTTACCAGTGTAATCTGGGTCATTGTTTATTTGTGAAGTTATACTAGCTATATCTCCTGTGAAAGTTTTTTGGGCTACCCCTGAAACATCGAGAGTTACTGATAGGCTCGTACCAGCAAAAGTAGAGGTAATTACAGAACCACTAACATAGGTTACATCTATATTAGGACTACCAGTTAATTCATCACCAGCCAATGTGACTACAGTACCATCAGCGTTAGTCCCTATGCGTTGCTCAAATACATAAGCAAAACCATCTGAAGGTGTTATAACTTCAGTCAACCCACTATTTACATCTTCAACCTCATAAATAGCTGGAATGTTACTACCTGAGAGAGGCCAAGTAGTCTGCAGTGCAGCTAGTAACCCTGTTTCTACTTCTAATTTAGTAGGTGTGGTATCTGAAGTAAACGTAGATGTAGTACTATCGAAAGTTATAGAGTAGTCTTGGGCACCAACCCCAGAGGTCACATCAATAGAAAACTGATTAATATTCCCTTGCAAGTTTGCTGACAAACCTGTTACAGTTACTACGTTGTTTCCTTGAGGTGTGATTTCAAGATTGTCATTAACATTAGCAGCTACTACAACACCTGTTAACAGGCTATTGCCTGTAATAGCTGCCACCAATCCATCTACAACAGCTTGTTCGCTAGTAAGCTCTGTACCTGTGAATGTGATAGTCTGAGGCGCTACACCTACAGCGATAATAGTGAGGAAATACTCAACACTACCTGGCAATACACTTACCTCAAACCGTGTAAAACTCTTCTTACCAATCATTACAGTTTGAGGACGGAATGTACCAGAGAATACATTTGTAGCAAACCGTACAGCTGCTGACGTAGGACTCCAACCATCACCAGTCATCTCATCTACATCATTATATGTACGGATACGCTCATTAGCATCAAACAGGTTTGTTTCAGTTAGGAATAATGGGGTGTTAAAATTTGCTGTATCAATTGGACGAGTAGCCCGGCTGACAATAACGTCAACATATTTACGAATATTAGTTGTCATTCGATTTTGGTTTCCTTGTGTTTTATTTTATTATTATGGAGGAGCTGGAATAATTGGATCTGAAGGATCACGTGGAGGGTAACTAACAATCTCATCTTCACAAGTTATTGTTGTGCTTCCGTCATGTCCTGTTGTATCGAATATAACTGTCTGAATAAACCCGTCAATATCCTGGTCAAATGGTTCATCTGTCCTGACATCTTCTATGATCATGTGGAATGTCATAGTCCCTACAGAGCGTTGTTCCCAATTCACCCCATCAAGAGGTACAGGACGATCTTCTACTACAGAGTTTTTATGATGACCTGCACCATTCTGCCAGAAGTATTTATATGCAACCCCTTTATTCTCAATCCTATGCATAATTGCCGAGATAACATCTTGAGGTAGGATAGGGATTATCAGGGAAGGGTCTGGAGCAGCCTTATCGTAAAACTCTTTATAGCAGCTTACTTCTACATCAATTATATAGTTAAGAGAATAAATTGAGTTACCCTCAGAATCAAACCGTCTAAAACTTCCTCTATCCATGGGGTTTGTTATTCGTGGTCTATATGTTACATATTGCTCCTTTGGTCTAGCGAAGTTAGTCATTGCATAATAAACTCTATCATGACCAACAACACTTTTAACAAACTCTTGAAAGTTTATAGAGAAATCATAAAAAGCTTCTCCCTGTGAGGTTTGCTTTAATGTCATAGTCTCTCCTTATATTTGTTTCCCTCTTATTGATCATTCTTACGTACAACTAAAAGGTGATAATGTGGAACTACCTGGTTTCTCCACGCCTTCCTCTGCATCACAATGAACCAGCCAGGGTCTGATGCAAGCTCTCCTGAAGAAATCCCCATATCCAGGAACACCTCATCAGGATTTGAATTAGTTCCTTCTATTGCAGGGTTTGCATTAGTCGCTGTGAAGATGTTGTAAGCTTCAACCTCTTTATAACCCTCTCCAAGTGTTTCTAGTTCTTCACCAGAAGCTGGCTGAATAGTGCAGGCCTTTAAGGTGAACTCATTAAACTCAACCATATCATCAGAAGAATAACCATTAGGAAGGAATTGCTGAGTAACTGTACGAGCTGTTAAGTTTAACCTGGGTAATGCACTCCTTGTTGTTCTTGTCCAACGTCTTACTGCCATGTATACTTAGTCTCCTTGTTGATGTATCTATTATAATACTCTCGTTAACTGTCTTTTCCTGTCTTACTCCAACGCCTAACACTTTGAACCATTTCTAATGTGTCTAGTAGAGGCGTAGGGTTGTTGGTTACAACATAGTTGCCAGAGGTTATAGAGTAAGGTATGTTGTCAGCTATACGCCATGACAACTTGTTTAGAAGAGGACGGAGAGGCTTCTTGTTGTACAGGTGTTGCTCAATAAGATCAGCTCTATCCTTGAGAGTTATGTGATCTCTGTCATGCTGAGCAGCCTGTGTCATAAATGGACGAGGAACAATATACTTAGTTCCGTGCTCATGGATGTATGCGATAGTTGCCATCCCTGTACCAGAGTCAGCATGTTTATCAATATCATCAAACCCTGCTGAGGCTTCTGCACCATCGATGTTCTTAAGCTTCTTCATGAAGTTTGTGAGGTTGTTCTTTGATGTCACCTTGTTTGTAAACTTAGGACACATATTAGAAGCTCCCTACACCACGAAGCCTAAACCCTCTGTCTCGTGCGTTACGATTACCTCGTGTACCTACAGCACGGCTACCACCACCAATATTGGAGTTAGTGTCCCTGAACAGGTAGTTCTGCTGATAACCTGGGCCAACACTTTCAAGGTCATCCTCCACTCTAACAACTTCTGTACGGACAACACCACCAATAATAATATTAGCTGAACGTGAAGCAAACTCTTTCTCAAGTTCATCAATAAGATCTTTCAGGTTATCAAATAATTGATTACCATAAACCTCAATTAGTCCTTCTCGTTCACGTACATACTGAGCAGACCTAGCCATAATGGTTCTAGCAGCCGCCAACGTAGCAATACCCTCATCATTCCCGTTAGCAGATAGCAAGTATTCCAGCTCAGCGTCTTTTAAAAACTCCTCTTCCTCATTATCCCAGACATCTTGAAGTCTAAACCTGATACGGTAGATGGGGACAGACATTAATAAGTTAGGATCATAAGACATATTACAAGCCTCCTCCTTTCCATCTGGCTGGACCATTTGTACGAGAGTCGATATGTACAAAGGTTTTGTATAGTCCGAAACCGTATTGGTCTGGATACTGATTGCAAAGGTAGTTGTATAACCCCTCAGGATCTAGTGTAGGAAGATCCATAGCACGACCTTTAAGGTGTTGAGAGTGCTTTGTACCCTTCTCAGCTGCGTTGTGAACTGCGCAACGAGCACCAGAGGTAGGTTTGATAGGGTGACGTACAAAGTCCCTGCATTCATCAGCTAGAGCCAGTGTAACCCCATCCATTGTGTCAAACCCGCAGCCACACTTACAGGCTACTTCGTGACGATAGAAATGTTTACTAATTTTTTCTTTAGGCATAATTTTCCCTTCATTGTTATAAAGCCTGAGAAACAAGCCTTATAAGGATGAAAAGTGATGAATAGAAAAGGTAATGTTATGATGTAAAGTTATAATACGTAAGATACGAAAATGCCCAAGCTCCTACGTAGAGGGGAGGCTACGAAGAGGCTTGGGTCTTATTTAAGTATTACTACTTGTTAATACTTGCATATAAATATACTTGTATAAATACCCTTAGCAGCCTCATGGTGAATCGAACACCTCCGCTCCATCCGTCTGCTGTAATGCGACAGGCTTAGAAGGCCCGTGACGGAAAATGAGGCTGCTAAAAATACTTACAAAAATACTTAGTGTTGTTTATTTAATAATGAAGACTGGAAGATGAATATCTACACCTTATACATGTGTAGTGGGATCTTTACACAATCTTCATTGTTAAATATTTGGAGGCCCTACGGTGAATCGAACACCTTGACATCCTTCCCTCTGTTTTGTGTCGCAAGCTTAGGAGGCTTGTGAGGGGAGTAGGGCCTTGTTGGAGCAGGCGACGAGAATCGAACTCGCATCTTCTGGTTGGAAGCCAGAAATTCTACCATTAAACTACACCTGCTTGGTGCCTCCGACTGGTAACGATCCAGAGTCTTCCCGGTTATGAGCCAGGCCGCTTTACCTTAAGCTACAAAGGCTACTTCTTATTACACTACTTCAGTAAACTCCAAAGTCCCTTTCTCAAGATCCTGCTTAGTTTCTCTTAGTAGGTGAGATGATATTGTAGATCTTACCACATCAACCTTTACTATTTCAACAAGTTTATCAGGATTGTTTTCAACCTCTTCATAGAATAGATCCAGCATCTCTACAGAGGCATATTCAGCTGCTTGTTTAAAGACTACTGTCTGTCCCACTCTTAGCTCGAAACAGGATTTAACTCCATCCCTCAAGAGAAGACCTCACCACCTTTATTATACTTCTTCTCAAGGTATGTTACAGCCTCTGTGTGTCCATTCTTCAATAACACTTCCTTCCACAAATCGCGCATACCTGTTAGTAACATTTCAGCTTTCTCGTATTCAGAGTTTTTCATAACACCTGTTCCTTGTTACTGATTATAAACTTACGTTTGTCTTCTCTTGACAACCCACAAGGAATCGAGATAGTAGACTCGCTATTTAGCTTAGCCTCCACTACAACCTCGATAGCTCGCTCAAGACCTATGATGTCTACAGCTTCCTTCAAAACTTCACTTAGTTTTTGGTATATCATAGTCTACCTCAAATTCATTAAACATTTGTTCTCTCCAGTAAATTCCTAGAACGCCATATAACAACGCGCTTAGCGCAAAGGTTATGCGAATGCGCTTTGAGCCTTTCCGCGTAGGCGCATAATTAATGTGTCATCCATATAGTCGTAATCATCAGGTATATTCCATACCTGCATTTTATGACTAT